TTGATCCTCGTTTATCTACTGTTCCAGATATGTCATACGAGTCACAACCAAATGCGCCCATGTGTTCGTTGCCTGGATGTTTTACGCCATTTTTTAATATAACGTTATTTTGTAATTTATTTCCTGGTACCCAACTAATATTAAATCTACCGTTAGGATCTGGATTAAAGGTTACTATAGTATCTTTTTTACCATTTAACCATTGAAAGTTACCTGGCGTTATTACCGAAGAGTTTCTATTACCTTCGTTATAATCTATTTGCTCGTATATTTTTATAAGATTAAATAAACTATTTTTTGTCTCGTCTCTAAACGCATGTTCTTCAGTTCTTGGAAACTGACGATAAAATTCATTTAAAGCATCTTGATCATCTTTCAAACCTTCAGCTTCGTTTTCCCAATGATCTATAACACCTTGGTCTATTACTAATCCATGTGGATCTTGAATACAAACCTGATTTAGTTTGTCCATTACGATTACGTTTTGTTACATCAGAATTATTATATAAGTCTTTAAAATTATCACCACCTTTTTCTAACGAATTGCTAGTGCTGCCCATCATACATTTACCAACAACTCTACTACCTAAACGTAAACAAGTTTTTGTAACTCTCCAGTTGTTTCTTATATTATCAGGTCTTTCCCATTTACCACTTTCATCATGAACTAACAAATTTAATTTTTCACCATCATAACTATTATCACCTGTATTTTTCCAGTCTATAGTTGTATCTAATCCTTCAACATCATCCATCTCTTCACGCTCACGTATTTTTTTACGCGTAAACTTTTTAGCTGGCACTCTATACGCAAGTTCAGACTTTGGTCGGTCCATACCGTCTTGTATTGGTTTAAAAAAGAAAGGATAATTTAAACTAATAGGTACTACTTTGTCCGTAAACATTTTCTTTGCATCAGCACCAGTCTTAGATAATATACCAAATCTACTATCGCTAGCTAACGTTGCTAGATTAACTGTTTCAGCTGAACTCATAAATGAAAAACCAGAACGTCTATTTTTTAAATAACACATTCCATAACTTCTATCGTCTGCCTTACAAGCTTCCCAAAATATATAGAATAATCTATTAGCTTCTCTATAATCTGGAGCGCCTACATCTATTTTACTCCATTGTAAATACATATAGTGTGTACCTGTTATATAAGTTGGTTTACCATTATTCATAAACCAAAAACCTTCTTCTCTTCTTTTAAACTCTTCGTCTATATATTCATAATGATCTTGTTTAAAATCATCTGGATAATCTTGCCAGTCAAATACCGTTTTAATTTTTTTAAAAGCAGGATTTGCTGGAAACTGTTTCCATTTTTGCTCTGCTTTGTTTTTGCTACAGCTATATATATTACTTGGCTGTTTAGGTAAAGCTATTTGTAAACCTTGTATTTCTATAACATTACCGATCATGCCTGTTTTAGATATAACAACTACGTCATTTTCTTTATTATATCCATATTCCCACTTCTTACCCTTATTTAATCTTTTAATAGTATTTTCTCTTATTGGCTCTACTATTTTATATAAGTTTTGTTGATACTTCATTTTGATCTACCTTCTGCAAAACCTTTAAACTTAATTTCTTTTTTTTCTTCGACTTTGCCTTCTAACATATTCTCTTCTTCGTTTATGCGATTAAGTATTTCAAAAGCATCGAATATAGCTAGCTTCTTTGTAGCCGCTGCATTTTTTAATCTGTCAGCTGATATATCATCATCACTATCAACTATAGGTTCTTTTGCTACTTTAATAAGTTCTTCAACTGCTTTTTGCCCAGCTTGGATTATATTCTTCTTCGTTTCCTTGATATTCATATTTAATTGTAATAAATTTATTCATAACTCTATATAATCTTTCTCCGTTTATAACAAACTCGTATTCACTATTAGGTGTAAAACCTACTAAATCATTTATATTAAAATTACCATCAGAGTATTTAATAATTCCTATTAACGGTCTTTCTGTTTCAGTATTAAAATTACTTATAGCTTTTAATGGTTTTACAAAACTATAACCAGGCATAGCTTTATTATTATATAAATATATTTGATCTTCTGATATTATATACTTATCCTCTTTCCAATATGATCTACTATTTCTTTCTCTACCTTTAACATCATGCCATCTTCTAAATATATTATGATGCACTATTACTTCATCACCTATATTTACAGGTGATTGAAATAATAGCGGAGTAGCGATAACTTTTGCTTTTCTATTTACGTATTGATGGTTAAATACTTCGGTGTTAAGTATTAATTCTTTGTCATCGATTCGTACACTGTTATTATACCTATTACCAATAGGGCTGATAATAAAATCTTTGTAAGCAGCATTCATTAATATTCTAAATTATACTCTACTGATATAGCCATATTTTTATTAAAATCTTTCCAAGGTATAACAACCTTATCTTTTCTAATATAAATAGAATACTTATCTTCTTCTTCTATTATATCACAGATCTTATGGCCACCATAAACTTCTTGATCAACGGCATAGTGCATTGAATCATTTTTATAATCTTTACCTATAGTTATTTTTCTAATGATATTATTTTTCATCTTCTTTTTTATTAATAGTTCCATCTGCTATATTAACATCATAAGTACCATATTCTTTAGATAATACATCTTGCATGTCAACAATACGCTTTTGCGTAATAGATAACTCGTGAAGCAAGTTATGTTTTTGTCCTTCTAGTTTACCTATATTATATTGTAAGTTATTTGTTATATTTAATATACCTTGTAATTCTTTCAGATGTTTATCTGATATTTTGTCAACCTTAGGTTTAAGGTCAACTACTTTTTCTTTTTTCATATTTAATTTAATTTAATTATTATTTTATGATATACTGTGCTTGCTTAATAAAAAGTTCTGAACTAGAGTTAAATTATCTGAACTTAAAGCTTCATTATAAATTATAACTTCAACAATTGCTCCTGCTAAATTAAAGCCATCATTATCACCTGTTCCATCTCCTAGTGTAACTGAAACAGCTGCTCCACTAGATGATGTGTCAATAGTATAATCTTGAGTGCTACCAGAATTATTAATACCATCTGAAGTGTCTCCATTTCTATAAAAGCTAGATTCACTCGCATTATCTAAATGAACTGTATACAATTCTACACCACTAGTAGGGTTTACTCCGCAGTTCATAACCGTGTTAGTTCTAGCAGTATTATTTTGTAAGTGCCACTGCCATCTATCATTAGTGTCGTTGTCTACATAAATAGAAATTCTATCTCTGGTGTTAGCGCCACAAGCGTTGAATAAATACTCATCACCTGAAACAATACCATCAATGTTATTAACTACGTAAAAAATAGTTAATGCTGCACCGTTTAGATCTGATGTTGTTATACCGCTTCCATCATCGTGTGTATTGTTTTTTACTTGAAGCTCAGTTGCAGCACCTAAAGTACCAAAAACAGCTTTACCAGTTGGATGCCAAGCAGGTCTAAGGCTTGCGTCACCTTGCTCTAAATACTGACCTAAAGCTGTGGCAGCATTATTTTGCAGAGTATATGCTTTATTATCTATTCTTTTAATACCATCACCACTAGTTATTTGTGTGGATCCATCATCACTGTATATAACACTAGTATCTGTAAAATCCCACCACGCAACTAAGTTACTTATATCTATTGGAGAAAATAATTGAGGAGGAGTGCCACCTATTAATGAATTACCTAGCCCTAACATTATTTTCCGAAATAACAAATTACTGGAGCTGCTGATGGAGTTATTGTAGTCCATCTACCATAAATAGTAACTCCTTTTGGAAACTCTACACTTTCTGTTGTAGTACCACCTGCTCCGTGATATTCATCTAAAAAATATAAAGTATTAGAAGCGTCTAAATTGCTAGCATCAAACACTGATCCATTTGAGTTAGATATTGTTAATGTTGTTCCATCTATATCTTTAACTATTAATCCTTGAGCGTTTGGTCCTTGATAAATAGGCGTTATGTGGCCAGCGCTAGTATCTAAAGTTATACCAGCGTCAATAGTATCAGCATCAGCGCCAATAACTATAAACTGCCCTTTTTTTATTTTTGCATTAGCTGCTATAGTAACAACACCTACACTAGAACCAGCACCACTTACCGCTGATTCGCAAACACCTAAATAGTTTGCTGCTGTAGCTTCAGTATCATCTGTTCCTGGAAACTGAGGCCCTATTGTATCTAGCGTTTCTGTAATCATTGCCGTAGGAGTATTATTATCTAAAAATTGAATAGCTACAATAACGTGATCTTTAGGTGGAAAAACAGGTTTAGCTAAGTTTGTAAAAACACTACCCATTTGTCCGAA